TTGCCGTTCCAATCAGCAAGCAGGCTAACGAGGACCGCGGGGTTTCTAGCCACCTAATGCTCCTAGCCTCTGCTGAGCAACCTCAGTTGCCTTGTTCACAAGTTTCAAAATGTCATCCGCAGCGGAATCCTGATTCCAAGATTGCGGTGAATCGTGCGCATCCCACACCAAACGAGACGCACGCTTACCCGACACGCTGCGGATTTTCTGAACGAACGCTTGACCGTTGCCGTACGTCCAACCCGTCTTAGGGTTGATACCCGGCCTAGGTGGTGCGCCGTTCGTTTTCCTCCCGGCGAGTTCCCAAATGGCACCCGCCGCCGACGTGTTCTGAACACCCATCGTGTTAGAAACAACAGTGCCTTTAGCGCGTCGTTTAGCGGTAGTGGTCTTGATGCCTTTCACAATCGTGTTGGCGTCGTAACCACCGCGCCACTTTTTCCAACCCGACAAGGGTTGACCATCCTCAACCAGATCCCGAGCCTCATCCCGCAAATCGTTAGCGGAATCACGCAAACCCTTCAAGACTTCCTTGCGAACATCGTTGTCAAGTTCCTTCAACACATCCAACGTGTTACGGATGCCTTCAACCTGAACAACAGTTTTCACTTAGACCCCTTGCTCGCTTTGCGTTCCTGAACGTTCCGCCAACGCAAATACCGTTGCATTGTGGTTATGACCCGATCAGACTCAGCCATGACCCCTGACGGAGACATCCCGAACTCGTACGCCAGATGCACTATCCGCCAAGTTGCGGACTGCTCTCCAAAGGGACAATCTCCCCGGAGTCGTCACTGAACTCAACGTCCGGATCGTTAGCCTCAATCCATTCCGTGAACTCCGGCAGTTTCGGATTTGACCGACGTAGCGAGTGCCACGCCAACCAATACATATCCGTGAGCCTGAACTCCTCTTGGAACTTAGCGACCGACCGGTTGAACGTTGACTCGAACCCGACGAAATCCGCCGCCGAAACTATGACGTCAGCGGCGGATCCGTCAGCGTTCGTTACGCGTAGGTGCATTTTCATGGCAGGAACTCCAATCTAGGAATGAACTTACGAGGTGACCTTCGTTACCTCACCGGAGATCGGCAGGCTTACGCTAGTGGTAGCCAGATCGCCAACCGCACCATCAACCGGCGAATACTCCGTCACCAAAACATCGAATTGGTAATCGGGATTCGTGGCGGACGTGGCAGCGGTTCCACCCGGCTTGACGGCAACCGCAACGGTTCCGCCGAGGTTCGGGAAAAACAATTGATCAATACCCGAAGCACCGAAGTCCTGGTGCATTTCGAAATCAACCGTACCTGACTTCAAGCCACCGATACGAGTCCGGTAGCCACCCGCGGCACCGAACGCAGTCGTCTCAACATCATCAGCCTCAAGACTGATCGTGACCGAAGCGCAGGATGAGGTGATGGTTGAACCGGCGAACACAACAACCGGGTCAGTCAGCACATACTTTGCCATGAACTTGCTCCTTACGCGTAAACCGTTACCACGAAGGTAACAGTTAGATAGGTGTTTTCATTGATGGTGGCCGCACGGTAGTCCCGTACTTCCGTAACCCGGAGGTCCTGAACAAGGTCTCCGAGAGTTCTATCTGATTCGATAGCAGCCTTGATGCTTTGACTACCATCCGGGTTGCAGTACCCGTCTAGGTTCGCTTGCGCGTTCCGGTCAGATACCTTCGACACGATCACCTGAACGGAGAAACTGTACGTGTCTAAGCCTCGAGCGAACGCCGTATCAAACGAAATGTTGTCAGGAAAGATCACCGCGATAGGTGGCTTAGGTTCGTCCGGCACGAACGCCGACGTACGCAACCCGTCAACCGTGGCGAGGTTCGTAGCCAACCCCGAACGAATGTCACTCAGGGTAGGCATTACGCGACACCGTGCGTGACTTTGCGGAACGGCATGAGCATCGACTGAATGTCAGGGTCGATGCGTGCCACTCGAACCGCACCCATATCCCCGAAACCCGCGACGCCGAGCGCACTCGAGAATCGCTGATATTGCCTCAGGCTCGAAAGGATGCACGCCTGCTTCACCGCAGCGGGGACCGTGGACGCGAACCCGAACACACCTGTCACCTTCACGCCGGTCTCATGCGCCACCGGATCCACCGGAAAAGAATAGTCACCGATTGCACGCAGCCGCGTGATCGGGAAATCAAGACCCGCGTTCGTGCGGTTCAACGGCTCAAGTTGGTAGTCCGTGGTCTCCCACGTTTCATCATAGATACCGTCAAGACCCGCCGACGTTTCTACCGTGATAGCGGTACCGGCAAGATCATCAACATCCACCACATACGAACTGACCGCAGCGAAGTAGCGGGTCTCTGTCCCGTTGGTGTAGAACCTGCGTTCACAGTAACCATCAATCATCCTTGACGATGATTCGATAGCGGTCTCAAGTAACTCATCATCCACGCTATCGGTGATGCGTGCCGCCGCCTTGACTTGGCTTAGGGTGGCATACCCGTTAGTGATCGCCATTCCCTACCCGCTTCCCATCGTAGAACTCACTAATTTCCTGCACCGCGGCACGGAGATTGTCATCCGACATCGTGCCTTGCCTCATCATCCGATCAACCGCACGCTCAATATCCAACATCATTTGACGGTCAATTGATGCCGAACGTGCCGCTTCGGTACGCGTGGCCTTCCAGCGCAGGTGTAACAAACGGATTGAGGCTATGCACCGACACACCAAGTGACCGCAGTTTGTTTGCCGTAGATTCAAGTGCGTTCCTCCACACATCAAAATGAAGCAACCCGTCAGGGTGCTCGTAATCCGTTACGCGAGACTGTCCATCGAACTCACCGCAGTCCGTGCCAACCAACACGATATGCGCCGCACCCATGTACGCCGCGAGGTGCATCGTGAAATGCAAACTCGACGGACCAACAATCAACGTGTCCGGATCCTCCGGCCAATGATCAAACGGATTGAACGCCGCATACCGTTGCTCAATCGTCGGAACCTTTATCACGTTCAACTCTTGAGCCGGGTGCGGACTCCTGTCCTCGGACGGCACCTGCTCAACTTCCGTCGTGAACACCGTCAAGTCGGGACGCATCCGCGCGATTTCGTCTGCATCGTTGTGATGATGCGACGCTGAATAGAACGTGCGTAACATTTTTGATACGCCTGCGAAGTTCACGCAGAAACAAAGTTTGTCATCAAAAAACGTGTGACTGATGTGATTCAGGGACGACCCCGAACCGATGACGTATGCGGTTTCTCCGCCGTGCCGGTTGCGGTAATCCGTCAATCCCATGACAGTTTGCGCCTACGCAGCAGCGAATAACCACCGTCCGTGAAATCCTGCATACTGTGTTTGCGTTTCACATACATGCGGTTGTCGTCGAACGTTTCCGAGTTCCGCCGGTTGTACCCGAGTCGGAGGGTGGAACTGTTGTCATGGTGCACTGATATATCAGAATACATCACCGGTACGGAGAACTCCCGGCATCGGGTCATGTAGTCGTCATCCTCGAAGTAGGCAGGGTGGATCCGCTCATCAAACAACCCCACACGCTCTACAACGGACGCAGGCAGGCCGAAAGCGCACCACGGAGGTGCACCACCCGAGAGAGTCAAAATCCCGTCTGTGACCGTCTCAGCGAACAGTTGAAGGGATCCCTCAGGGAACCACGCGTCAAAGTTGACGATCAACCACCACGGAGCCAACGCCGTAGACTTGATGCCTAGATTCCACGAACCCGCCACCCCGAGATTGTTCGGGATCCCAATCACCGTGGTCTCAGCCACGCAATCAGGTGTCGCCTCACGCAGGTGAACCGGATCAACGCACATGCCGTTATCCACCACAAGCAACCGGCCAACCGGGAAATCAATCGAACCCGCAAGCCGATACAACATCTGCGGACCCGCCAAGATAGGCACAACGATCACAGGCACACAACCCGAATCATTACCAATCATAGTGGCATCACGGCAATTCATCTAGGAACGGACGCCACAAATCCGCATACACTTTGTCCGCGTCGTAGTTGTCCACGATGAACTTCCGCGCCTGCGGTGACCGTTCACCCTTACGCTCATACGCCGACTCGAGCGCACGCACAATGTCCTCAACCGCAGGAGTGTTGAACCACGCGTTTTGCGACGCGTCCCACAACGGTTGACCGCGGACCTTCCACCCGTCACCAACCAACTCCGGTTGCGCAGAGAAATCATTCACAATCACCGGGGTCTCGCACGCCTGCGCATCCGCCACCGTAATACCGAAACCCTCACCAAGCGTCGGAGCGAGCAACACATCCATACCCGAATAGATCGCCGCGAGCACATGA